AGTTAGTCATTGGAATGGCTTTCCAATAATTTTCATACAAAGGTATTCCCTGATTGTTTTCACCCTCTACCAAATACATTGGATAATCAAATAATGCATCTGGCAACTTTATGTATTCTAATATTTCCCGTCTAATCGTTTGATAATTCTCTACTAAATCTTTACACAAAGGAACATCATTAAGATATTCATCCCAAAAATAAGGTATCATATTAAATTCTCATTTTTTACCCACTTATATATTTCTGGGTATAGAAGATCATCTGCAGTAGCTGCAAACTCTAGACTAAAAAGATATCTTGGTTTATCAAAATTAATTACAGAGTGTGGGAACTGATTATTAAAAAGGTAAAAAGTGGATGGTTCATACTTCAACTCATGAAAATAAACATTATTCTCGTTCTTTTTGACACCAAATAAACAATGACTCACATGATCATATGACAAAAGCATATTGATACAGACACCTCTATACTGATCAGTATGCCACTCGTAATTTTGATATGGTTCGGACATCAAAACTGCAGCTCTATTGATCGTAAACTGTTCATTAATCTTTGCAAGGATAGGTTCCTGCAAAACAATTTCTCTTGGAACTAGATTAACATCCCACCCAATATAGGGATACCATAAAGTATTCTCATTCTCAATAATTTTCTGACAATAATCTACAATGACAGAAGACTTTTCCTTCAAAGTTGAATAACAATTTACAGATTTAATTCTTTCCATAATGAAAATTAATAAATGGAGAATAGGGGAGTCGAACCCCTTACCTCCTGCGTGCAAAGCAGGCGCTCTACCAAATGAGCTAATTCCCCTTATGGATTTGTTACTAGATCAATAGCAACAACAGTTCTAGGAGAAGATAGAGTATTTTCTATCCTATGTGTTGTGGAAGGCCAGAAACAATAGAATTGATTATTCTCAAATTGTTTGGTTTCTACTTCATCAGATAAAGGATCTTTCATCTGAATAATTGATTTTCCTTCTTCCTCTACAGGAATGTCCAATCCCCAAAGAACTCGGAGAGTCGGAACACCAGGAACATAATCATCATCATTATGCCAATTTAATGACATCCCAGAATCCAAAATGTTTATACCACAAACTGTTAATGTTTGGATTTCTTTTAAGGTTTCTGTTAGAGTAGGCAAAAAATCAGAATTTCTATTGTAGAGATAATTCTCATAAAGAATTCCAGCCATGTGCCAACCTTTTTCTTCCGTTTTTTCTGGAGCAGTAAAGTAACTTTCTACTCCAATAGGATAACCTTTACCATGTTCAACAATGTTTTGGTCTTGTTGTTTGGTAAAGTCTTTAAATTCTAAATTATCTTTGTTTAAAAGATACTCTTCCTTAATAAGATCATATCTATCAGACAAGAGTTTTACTCTAGGATTAAAGAAATTAAAGTCAACAAAAAAAGTCATGATTATTTTTTTACTGGAACAAATTCAACTTGAGTTTTCCATTTAAATCCAGGAGTTTCCCAAGTTTGGTTATTGTTATAGATCTTATTATTGTTTACCTGTTCTTCTTCGGTTATTACAGAATTATTTGGAGGAATGAAATCTGCAAAGGTATTCCCAGAATAAAGTTCATCAATTTTAGAGCGTTCAGGATAATGTTTCAGAAGAGCTCTTGCAGATAACCTGACTTTTTCAGGCACATCCACAATTTTTTCCGAATTCATTAAGTCAATCAGAAACTCTCTGGTAGCTAGAAGAGAGTTATGTTCTTGTTGTGGCAAGGTCATAAGTCATCTAGAATACTGGTCAATAATGAATAATACTTCATCTAAGTACTTATTGGCAAGTTCTTTTTCACCTGGATAACGATGTTCAGATTGAACTTGATGTTTTAACTTTAAAACACGAACTTTTAATTCGTCCCTAGTCAACTGATTTCTTGGCATAAAAACACAACATCAGATATTATATAGTAAAAATCTTATAGGATGATTTTTTACCGGGAAATTTTTTGATGTCAAAAGATAGCCAAAGGCTATTTTCCATTTTTCTTTTTACAAGCACCTCTAGCCCATGCACGAGAAAGACTATTTACATAAGAACATGATTTTTGTTTCTCCCCGCAGTAAGGACATTCTGCGTCTGGGGGATCATTGATATATCCTTCAGGCGTATACATCCTTTTCTTTTTCTGATTCTCCGATTGTTTATGTTTACGATGGTTCATACCCTCACGGGTTCTCCTTGACCCTCTGGCAGTCCGATCTGAGGCAGTTTCTCTGGTTCACGAACATCCCAAGAACCACCAACTCCACCATCCATATTCACAACAATTTCGCTAGTAGGAAGTGCCTTAGGAATCTCTACATCCACAACAGGCCCCATCAGAAACTTATTACGAGTGTAAGTTCTGTTTTGTGGATCCAAAGCAACCATTGCAAGTGCGTCTTGTTCATCACCACAATCTAGGAGTTTCTTTCCAGTCTTTTTATTAAGGACTGAAAAGTATTCTTCATTATATTTTTTCATTTTAAAATCCTTTTGATTTTGGTTTGGGGTCTTTGTGATCTAAGACTTCAACATGTCCTAGAAGTTGATTGGGAGTTTGGAACCAAGTTCTTTGAACATCTTCATAGTTATCAAAGATAACCGATTTTCCATTCGCAAAAACTACTTTATAGTCATGACGAAGATAAGGTTCATCAGATGTCTGTTTGAATACTTCAAGTTCTGTCATAATTTACTCGTCTTGATTTTTTAAAATAACCATATTCGCAATTCCATCTACTTTTAAATAAAGATTATTAACATAATCAATTTTTTCAAAAGGAAAAAATATTTTTGTCAAATCGAGTCCACCATCAAAAATACTAATAGTAATTCCTATAGTATATCTTTTTTCTGCATAAGGATTTTCATCAACATAATGTTCTATTTTTCCATCAAAAAATTGAATCTCGCCAAGTTTATTTTTTTCATGTTTAATTTGGCCATTAATAATATAATTAACACCTATATCTACATTTCCACCAACAAAAACATTAGCAGCATAAACTTTTTTGGCTACTTTATGAAAAGGTATTGATATAGCAGAATGTTTATGTTTAGAAATTCCTTCTCCTTTATCGTAAATATTAACCCAAGATTGAAGAACAACAGGCCATTCAATATCTAAAAGATTATTTTTAATTAAGGAATAAAATTTATTAATATAAAATGGATTATCTAAAAAGAAAGAATATGAATTATAAAATCCAGTAGTAACTTGGTTTTTTGGATTTGTCAGCAACTTAAATGGAGGTTGTTGATTTGAATACATTTTTTGTATTTGATTTTCTTTATTTTCAGCATATTTGCACACTTGATCACATTCTTTTTCTGTAAGAAAATCGCATTTAATAACATACATTAACCATTAACCCTCAAAATAAGAATTTTTCATAATAATAAGTTTACCAGTGAGAAGTCCATAAAACAACTCACACATTTTATCATCATCGCAAGACTTCATCTTCTCCTTAGAAAGAGAGATGAGTGCGTTAAGTTCTTCTTCGTTTAGGTTCCAATCAGTAATGTTGTGTTCAGTTACTTGCATCTTCTTCATCGGTCTATAAAGTTGTGGCCAAGTGTCTCTAATAATTTCAGCGAGTTTGTAAGGTGTTTCCGAATTAATCACTATATTGATCTAGGAGTTTAACAATGTTTTGAGTGATGGGAACTCCACCAACATACTCTTCAACCTTCTCATCATTTTCATCTACAACAATCAGAGTTGGAGTTGCGGTGATCTTATACTTTCTTGCAAATTCAATGTTCTCTTCTTGTCCATCATCAAGAAGAATCTCTTTGACCTCTTCTGTACGAGGATCATTCATTGTCTTAAAATATTTTTTGACCAAAATACATGGTCCACAATCTGTCTTAGAAAATATATACAACATAAAAAAGAGGGTTGTTACACCCCCTTATTATATCAGATATTAAGTTTGATATCAACCGATTGCAGGTGCTGTGAGTGCAACGGGAGTTGCTTCTACACTAGCAAGGTCCAGAGGGAAGTTATGAGCGTTGCGCTCATGCATGACCTCGAAGCCCAGGTTAGCACGATTCAGAACATCAGCCCAAGTGTTGATGACACGATGCTGACTATCAATCAGAGATTGATTGAAATTGAAGCCATTCAGGTTGAATGCCATGGTGCTGACACCAAGAGCAGCAAACCAGATGCCTACAACAGGCCAAGCAGCGAGGAAGAAGTGAAGTGAACGAGAGTTGTTGAACGAAGCATATTGGAAGATCAGGCGACCGAAGTAACCATGAGCAGCTACAATGTTGTAGGTCTCTTCTTCTTGTCCGAACTTGTATCCATAGTTCTGTGACTCATTTTCTGTCGTCTCACGGACGAGAGAAGAGGTGACAAGAGATCCATGCATAGCAGAGAAAAGAGAACCACCGAAGACACCAGCAACTCCCAACATGTGGAAAGGATGCATAAGAATGTTGTGTTCTGCCTGGAAAACAAGCATGTAGTTGAAAGTTCCCGAAATCCCCAGAGGCATTGCATCAGAGAAGGATCCCTGACCGAAGGGATAGACCAGAAACACTGCGCTAGCAGCAGCAACGGGTGCGCTGTAAGCAACGCAAATCCAAGGACGCATACCGAGTCGGTAAGAAAGTTCCCATTCACGGCCCATATAAGCATAGATACCAATCAGAAAGTGGAAGACAACAAGTTGGAAAGGACCACCGTTGTAAAGCCACTCATCTAGGGAAGCAGCTTCCCAGATGGGGTAAAAGTGCAGTCCAATAGCGTTGGACGAAGGAACCACAGCACCAGAGATGATGTTGTTTCCGTACATGAGTGAACCAGCAACGGGTTCGCGGATACCATCAATGTCCACAGGAGGTGCGGCAATGAAGGCAACGATGAAACAGATGGTAGCAGCAAGCAGGCAAGGAATCATGAGGACTCCGAACCAACCGACATAAAGACGATTATCGGTTGAAGTAACCCAGTTGCAGAACTGTTCCCAAGTATTTGATTGTCGTTGTTGAGCGATTGAAGCAGTCATTTGTTTAAAAAGTAAGTAAGTCCATCAGGGAAATGGTGGAGGTACTTATTTCTCAGTCACCCTCAGACTGAGACATGAGAGGCGTATTTTACATGGATAGCCTCGGTAAGGAGTGTTAGTCCCTTTGCTCCATGATTCAATATTACGAAAAATTAAAATCTCGTAACATTTGTTTACCTATTTATCATACTACGGTTTCCCGTAGGAGTCAAGAGCCAAAAAAAAAAAATCCCCCTTTCGGGGGAGAGAAATCAAACAACCACTGCAGGAGTAATAGACCGAACATATTCCAGAAGTTTTTCTGGAGTTGACCACTCATAGGGATCCTCCGAAACATTATCACCAATACCATCTTCCATAAAAATTTGTTCAATCACACCATCATTAATGACAGCAGCATAACGCCAAGAACGAGCTGCGAAACCAAGATTAAACTTCTTCACAAGCATACCCATGGCACTAGTGAATTCACCGTTACCATCGGGAATCAGTTTGACATTAGAGATCATTTGATCTTTAGCCCATGCATTCATCACAAAGGCATCGTTCACAGACAGACAATAGATTTCATCAATGCCTGATTCTTTAAATTCATAGTACTTCTCTTCATAACCAGGAAGTTGATAAGCACTACAAGTAGGAGTAAAGGCACCAGGAAGTGCAAACAGAACTACTTTTTTTCCGTTGAAGAGTTCTTCACTTGAACGAGTCACAAACTCACCATCTTCACGGAACATAAAGTCCACCGAAGGGACTGTAGATTTTTCTTCAGGAGCAAGTTGAGGCATAATTTTAATTTCTTTTACTTGTATTTTGAATAACGATAAATTTATCTTTAGGTAGGGTGCCTGCAACACAGACCTTTAATTGATCGTCGTGGTTCCAGGCACCAGATTCTACCAAATCTTGCAGGGCAATAGCAAGTTGACCCAGCATATCATGATGTGCGTGTACTGTCACAGAATACCAGGAATAATTTGACCAGTGGTAAGATAAGCACCGACGCCTGCAACGAATCCAATCATTGCAAGACGAGCATTGAGGATTTCAGCCTCAGGGGTAAAACCGAATTTGTTCATTTGTTTTCTCCTTAGTAAGTTTCAGATAATTTTTCTACAGAATAACTCAGAAGCACAAAGAAGGCAACTGAGGTAACAGTGAAAAGAACTTCAGTCATCAGAAGATACCGAAGAAGAGTTTGCCAGTGAGAGCATAAGAAATAGCCCCAGCAATAATACCGACCATTGCCCAGCGCCCATTGTACATCTCCGTAGTTTGCATAGGAGTCAGAAGACCCTTGCGGTTGTATTCTTGGTAGACCATCTGGGGTTCTTTAGCCCACATATTTTGTTGGCCGTACTCATTAGTTGTTACAGTCATTTTCGTTTTATTACGAATTGTTACACAATTATATAGGAAAAATAAAGGGGTGTCAAGCACCCCTCAGTATTATTTGATACTTATTTTGTCAGAAATCACTGACCAATCTGTTTTACTTTGTTGCGAGCACGATTCAAAATAGAACCAGCAAGGGGAACATAACCCAGATCATCAGCAAGAAGTTGTGCTTTGCCACTCAACATATAATTCAGAGCAGCACGGATGTCATCAGTCTTGGCACCATTACCTTCCTTATATGCAAGAACCCAAGTCAGAGTAGAAATGGGATAAGCATTAGGAGCACCAGGATTGAAATCTTCGCCAGCAAGAGATACAGGATCAAGCTGAATGCCATTAAGCGCAGCAAACCCAGACTTGTACGAGGGTTGAATAAAGTTGCCAGATTTGTTCTGAACTGATGCAGCTTGCAGTTTGGAACCTTTGACATAACTATAAGTCAGATAACCAATAGAACCAGGTGTGTTGCTCAGAACACCAGCAATACCTTCATTACCTTTGGCACCAACACCAGTAGGCCAGTTAACTGACTTTGCAGCACCAGGACGCCAACCACCAAATTCCTTTAGAGAAGAAGTAAAAGCAAAGGTAGTTCCAGAACCATCAGAACGATAAACAACTTTGATAGCGCCACCAGCACAACCAAGTGATTTCCAATCAGTAATATCACCTTGGAATACTCCAACAACTTGTTTTTGAGTCAAACGGAGTTTGCACTTAGGATTGTTATAAGCAACAGCAATAGTACCGCCAGTCATTGGGATTTGAACATATCCACGCTTAACTTTTGCGGCATCTTTTGCTTTGATGGGTTCATCAGAAGCAGCAAAGTCAACAGTTCCAGCAATGAATTGTTTGATGCCAGCTCCAGAACCAACAGACTGATAATTTACGCGGTTACCAGTAGCGGCAGCATAGTCACCAAACCAACGCTGATAAAGGGGAGCAGGGAATGTAGCACCAGCAGCATTAAGAGCAGGTCCAGCAAATGCAGTAGTCGGAGCAAAAGCAAGACCGATTGTAGCAATGTGTTTGAGTTTCATGAGAATTAAAAAACTTCGTAGTAATTTTACTTGATTAAAGTTAACGGAAGGTTAAATATGTCCATTTACTGAAAAACCACCCCAGAAAGGGGTGGTTCCACTCAACTTATGAGTAGTTTATCAGAAACGGAAGGTGGTCTGAATCACACCACCATAGTTAGAAGACGCTTGCTTCAGACCTTGATTGTTAGACACATAGAAGACCGCAGGAGTTACGCTGATCGCATCGCTAACTTTGTAACGATAGAACGCTTCCCACATAATTGCCTTCTGGTCATCGGGAAGAGAAGCAGCATTACCAGGAGCACCGATGGCAAAACCAGCAGCATTACCCTTGGCGAATACATCGCTCCACTGAAGACCTGCCATCCAAGTTTGTGAATCGGTAGCACCACGAGGAGTCTGAACATTATTTGACAGACTTACGGTGTTCCAACCATAAGCACCACTCACAGAAGGAATGATGCCAGACTTCTTGGGTTGCCAGTAAGCATTGATCGCATAACCATTGGAGGTTTGGTTAGCAGCAAGAGCACCAGAACCACCACCCAGAGCATTGAAGTTACGAACACGAGTACCTTCAGTACCATAACGGTAACCGAATGCGATGCCGTACTGAGGAGCACGATAACCAACTTGAGCAAGAGTGTTCAGAGAACCATCTTCTTCAAATTGACCTTTGGTAGAATCGTTACCATTCTGAGCAACATAGTTCAGGTTAGCGACGAAACCAGGCTTACCTTTCTTGACAGGTTGTACCCACTCCACACCGAAACCAGAACCAGTTGCCTTGTTATAGACACCAGGAGCACCAGCAACTTGGAAGAAGTCAAGAATGTCCGACTTGTATGCAGAAGGAATCCAAGCCATCTCAGTGTTACGAACCTGAGCACCAGCAGTCAGATAGACACCCTTAGCAAGGGCAGGGAAACGATAATACAGACGATCAAGCGTCATCGTGTTCGCATAGGTTTCTGCCTTGTCCAGTTTGAACAGAGACGAGGAAGAACCGAAAGGTTGCGAGGAGAAGTTACCAGAACGCAGACGGGTCTTGAGCAGATCCTTACCAGTGAAGGAAGTATCAAAGCTCAGACGAAGATCGTAGTTGAAAGCAGTGTTGCCAACATTGCTGCTGTTAGCAAGGCGAGCACCATCTACACCACCCAGAACGAAGGTTGCTTCACCCTTGAGTTTGGTTGTGGTGGAGAATTGAGTTGCTTCCAAAGTACCGATTTTCTTTTCGGCAGAAGCAACACGACCTTTGAGAATGGTCAGTTCCTTAGAAAAATCATTCAGAAGACGATTGATTTCATCGGTAACTTCAGTCACGCGATCAAGACAAGCATTCAGAAGTGCTGCGGCTTCAAAACGAGTCATTGCCTTGCCACCACCAAAGGTGCCATTCTCATAACCAGCAACGCAACCGTAACGCTCAACGAGATTGCTAAGTGCCTGATATGCCCAGTCTCCTGGTTTCACATCAGTAAATTGTGTGACGCTAGTAACCTGCTCAGAGGAATATTGATTGACTGCTGCAATATTAAGATCTGCTGCATTCGCAACAGCAGGAGCAATCATACCAAGAGCAACAGGTGCAAGCATCAGTTGTTTGAGTTTCATAAAAGATTTGTGTTTTGTACTAAACGACATTGTACACTAGGGGTATATTAACCCGGTGTGTTATGGGATACATGATAACGCGAGTAGTTGGGGCGTCTCTCATGCGTTTGTATTTAGAGCGTCTTAAGTAATTCTTAAGATTGCGTATATATTACTACGATTCTATGAGGAAGTCAACTAAGAGAAGGTTAAGAAGTTTGTTCTTGGGCTTCAGAAGTTCTTCCAAGATATGGATCATAGTCCATAAGTTTCTCTAATTCTAAATCAGAACCACGAGTTTCCCAGAGATTTCTAAGACCATCATGAGATCCACGATGGAAAATCTCAATATGTTCTGGGTGAATAGAAGAACCTAATTCAATCTTATAAAGGAAAAGAGGAATTGCAAAAGTATTTCCCGAATTATAAATCAAATCATCGGCAACTGCGCGAGGTTTAATATTGTAATCTAGTTTATACTTTTCACCTCTACAATGGAATCTTACAATTTTTTCTGCATGGTGTCTAGTAATAACATAACATGCGGTAGAAAAATCATTTACAAATCTACGATGTAGATTGACATGCAGAGTTCCTGGACAAATAATAGCAAGTTGGACTACATCATAGTCATAAGGAAGTCGTGCAACAAATTGGTTCCAGGTAAAGTTCCAATACTTTGCAATACTAATATCGACATCATCTTCCATCACTACACAATATGGTGCATCAGAATTTTCCAAGAAATGTTTTAGAAGTTTAAGGTGAGAGGTTACGCAACCAATCTCACCAGAACTCATATTACTTGGATACCTGCCATGAATGATGTCACTTAAATCATCATTGCGACCATCATATGCAGAAATGCGTTCATAATTATCAACTTCCCAATAAGAAAACATCTCTTCCATGTATTCTTTTCTTTCTGGTTGGTCGTCCAAATTAATATAATAAATCGGACCAATACCTTTTAATTTATAGGCAGATTTATTCTTATCCATAACTGCAACTTCCATCAGAGAACTTCCCAACCCTCACAATAAAGATCACTAGTGTCCTTATCTGCATAAGCAGGTCCAAACCACATCTTAGGTGCTACGATTTTACCAGCACCATTTTGCAACCAAGCACCCCACCAAGAGAGTGTAGAGTTTGCAATAATACCACCCTTGCAATTGGCCATAATGCAGAGGTCTACATAAGGAGTATAAGATCCATCAGGATACTTTTCCTCAGGAGTAGAAACATAGAAACGATCTGGTTTGAAGAGTTCCTGTTCCATGACCCATTCAGGAGAATCCGAAACCACAACTACTTCCTGATCCTCAGGGAAGAGTTTAAGAGCTTCTTCATAGTACTCCAGAGGTTGTGGAGGATGTTGTTCAGAACACTGAGTATAAGACCACTTAAATCCACGAGCATCAACAAGATTGGGGTCACCACGACGAACATGAAGGAAAATCGGATCCTTAAGTTCATTCAAAAATCCCATTACAGGAATAGTCAAATCATCGTGGAAGGTAAAGTCTTTACGAATCTCGTCCTTAATATGTGCAAAATACTTTTCAGATTGGAAGAATCCATGAAGTGATACATCATTTGGACAAAGATTGCGGAGTTCTTCATCAAAATGAAAATCTTTTTCCATCACAATAGGAGCGTATCCACGATCAAGAATATATTGATTTGTGGATTTCACACTCTCCATGAGAAAACAATTTGCAAGGCTATAATTATCCACTCTAGGAGTAGAGAATGGTGGAATGCACCAGTCATATCCTTTATATGCAGCAATTCCTCTAAGTGATGCATATTGGAACATCTGGTTCCCCAGACGACCATTATTACCTAATTCATTAAATGCTAACATTTAATTCTTTCCTCCTTTCTTTTAGATAAGACTGTAGTGAATAATAAGCTATTACATCAGAACGATCGAATGTTCTTATTTTTTGCCAGAGATTATGGTTATCCATAAACTTTGGATTATGATAGTGTGAGTTAAAACTTCTACCATGTTCAAAGTGATAGATGTCATCGTTGACTCTACCCACTTTATAACCTAAACAATTTAGGCGAAAATAAAACTCACAATCTTCTGCACCCCAAGAGATAAAGTTTTCATTCCAAAGACCAGCTTCAATTTCAACTTCTCTCTTAATCATTTGCCCCCAACCAATTGAAGAGGCAACTCTATATCTCATTCCATCAAGAACATTAATATCAAAATTAGAATCAAGGAATTGGTTAAAAATGGGTTCTGGATAATTTACAGCCCATTGATATACTCCGCATCCAAAAGGGTATACAACATCTGCATGATCTTTGATTGCATTATAAGCAATCTTTACGCTATTGGTTGGTAAAATAACATCTACATCATGATTATAAACGATCTCAGTCTCAGAAGCAACTAGAAGATCATTGAGAATACGAGTTTTATGAAAAAACTTTTCATCACTCTGCTCAAATATATGAGTTAGATTACTAGTATCTGTATACTTATTAATTACAGGAAGAGCCCTAAACTTAAAATGAGAGTGAGTATCTACCTCTTTTAGAATTACTTTTGCTTCTGGAAAATTCTTAAGAAGATAAGTAACAGAAGTTACAACATTTTTAAGTCTGTCTTCAGACTCAATGCGACAGGGTAATAGGAATGTTAAGTCTTTCATGTTTCTGCAGGAACTGGAGATGGATCGTTGTGAATTTTGATCCACCTTTCAGGGATCATATCTTTCATGTTGTAATGAGAGTAAGCGGGTCCGAACCAAGGATCGGGAGCAACAACTTGACCCGTATCATTCTGCAACCATGCACCCCACCAACTCAGAGAAGAGTTAGCAATAATTGCACCACCACATAGACTCATGAGACAAAGATCAATGTAGGGGACGGCAGCACCATCTCCGAAGGTCTCATAAGAAGAATCTGAGAACTGGAATCGTTCACCTTGAAGCCAATCTTGACGCTTACACCAATCAATAAGGTCTGATACAACAATTACAGTCTTATCTTCAGGAAACTGTTTCAATGCTTCAATGTAATATTCTTTCTTACACAGAGGATGATACTCTTGAACCATCTGATACGACCACTTCTCTCCTCTGCGTCCAGTCAGATTAGGAGATCCACGGCGAACATGAAGGAAGATACAGTTCTCTCTACCACCAAGAGAATCGATATAATCTTGACAGGGTTCTAAATAATAACTTTTGAAAGTAAAATCTTCTCGGATACTATCAGAGATGGCTTCAAAATATCTTTCTGTTTGGAAGTTACCAGAGAAGTTGGTATTATCCTCACACTTATTGAAGATTTCTTCATTGAAGTGCATATCACGATACTCTACATTCTTGTAGAATGGTTCTCCAGTATTCTTATCAATATCACAGTTGGTCAGTTCAAATGCATCAAACAACCCATAGTTATCCAAACGATCCGCTTCTGGTCCAGGAATTACCCAATCAAATCCACGATTCGCAGCAAGACCACGGATAAATGCGTATTGAAACATTTGGTTTCCGAGGCGCCCCTCGTTACCAAGTCCTTTAAATGATACAGCCATTACTTACTCCACTCTTGAATAATCCAACGATCAGGTACGATGTCTGAAGTATCTAGGTGAGTCATTGCAGTACCAAACCACTTCTTAGGATCTGGAGCAACTACCTTACCACGATCATTTTGCAACCAAGCTCCCCACCAAGAGAACGATGAGTTTGCAACAATAGCACCAGAACACAGACTCATCAGACACAGATCAACCTGTGGTAGAAGAGTATTCTGCATTTTTCCAGTACCATCAATAGTGCGATATGAATATCTACCATTACTTTCATTAAACAGGAAACGATCCTGTTTAAAAAATTCCTGAGACTTACACCACTCAATGTCATCCGTAAAGACAAAACAAGGAGTGTCATCAGGAAATTCTTTTAACGCATCCTCAAAAAATCCAATCGGGAGGATGGGATGGTATTGTTCTCTCCCAATATTGTCACTTTGTCTAATATGCAAAAAAATAGGATTAACGCCCAGAGAATCAATGTACTCCTTACAAGGATCAAGATAATCTTTTCTAAAAGTGAAGTCCTCACGGATCTCCTCTGCAATGTGGCTGAAATATTTTTCAGTCTGGAAATATCCATCAAGACTCACATTATCGGGACATTCTTCAAAAAATTCTGGAATAAAACAATGGTCATTCTCTTGTATATATTGTCCATCAACAAATCCAATGTTGGATTCCTTAACATTTGTAAGTTCAAATGTTTCAAAGAGTCCATAGTTGTCTTTATGGTCATAAGTATCTGGAGGAATACACCAATCATATCCTCGTTTTGCAGCAATTCCCCTGAGTGCTGCATACTGAAACATCTGATTTCCCAGACGACCATTACTTCCTAGTCGGTTATACCCAATCATAACTTAATTGCAAATGTATTAATTTTTTCTGGTGGTTCGCCAAAGTGTATTCTATCACCATATTGGTCGGTTAACAACCCTTCTACTTGTTTAATAATATGTGGATTGTCTGAAACATAAACTTCATAACCTGCATCCAAAAGATCAAGACAAAGTTTATATTGTTGACTCTCAGTTAGAATATCAGTACCTTTCTTATATGAAATATAGTCAAAGTGGAAAGGGAGTCTGTCAACATTTTTATTGATAAAATAATTTTTCAAGAACTTTGCATGTTCGTTATTAAAATCATCAGTAGTTGTACCAAGATTATACTTCAATCCTAGTCTTTCTGCATACCTACCGAATGATCTATTATCTCTAGGCAAACAAGGGCCACCAAATCCAAAACCAAATTTTAGATACTTACTTCCAATTCTAGAATCACTTGCAATAGATGAAAGAACAGATTCGATTTCATTTTCAAGTCCGGAAAGAATAAGAACCTCTCCGATCATATTTGCAAAACTAATTTTAGTTGTCATGAAACAGTTGACTGCAATCTTAACTATTTCTGCCGCTGTAGACGACATAATAGAGATGACTGGTTTGGTAACTTGAATTTTTTTGTAAATCTCAGAAAGAGTTTCTAAAACTTCCGAATTATCTCCACCAATCAGAACCATATCTGCATGAGTCAGATCTTTAATAATAGATCCTTGTGCAATAAATTCAGGGTTATATACGACACTTACACCATAAGACCTAAGTTGTTCTTGGAACCTTGCACAATCTCCAGGATTCGTAGTGCATCCAACAACTAATGTTTTACCTTCAACATTGGGAGATTCTTGGAAGTCACGAACAACATTCCATACAGAACTTACATCATAAGAACCATCGTCTAGAGATGGAGTTGCAACTAAAGTAAAAATAATATCACATTCTGCAATCACTTTCTTATTGTCAGTGGTTGCTTCAAGATAGTTAGCTTGTTTTAGATGTTCTTGTACAAATGGTTCTGTACTAGAAATGATTTTTTTATTGAGGTTCTCTACATAATCCTCACGAATGTCAGAGACCAGAACATCATATCCAGCATTTTCCATGAGGAGTGCAAGACAAATTCCTAGTCTTCCTGCGCCGATTAGTCCAATTTTCATAGCTTAAATGTCGGAATTTCTACCATCTTGTGTTTGTTTTGCATGTGAAACTTCTGGAACACATTAATAGCATTGGTCTGTTCTTCATTCAAGAACAATGGATCTTCTAAAAGACCCCTTTCCATGACCCACTCTAACATTGCATAAGAAGTTCCAATCTGATCTTCATCAGTTCTACCATCATCCCAAAGACCATCAGTGGGAGGAGCTGCGATAATTCTTTCGTCAACTCCAAGATGTTCACCAAGCATCCACACTTCAGTCTTATAAAGATCAGCAATGGGTGCGATATCAATACCACCATCACCGTACTTAGTGTAGAATCCTACACCGTAATCCTCAACTTTATTACCAGTTCCTACAACAATACCATTCACTGTTGTGGCAATCTGGTACAAAGTTACCATACGAAGTCTTGAACGAGTATTGGCTTGTGCAAGTTTATTTGTTGCAAAGTTTTCGCCAATATCATTAGAGACTGTCTGAAGGAATGAATCATAGACAGAACTCATATCAGTCTTGATGAACTTTACATTGTGAAATTTTTTAGATAACCACTCACCATGAGCATCAGAAAGTGATTCTTGATTCTCAAGTTGATTGATGGGCATTCCAACCACATAAGTTGGCATACCAGTCAAAGCACAAAGAGTAGAAACCACAGAGGAATCAATTCCTCCAGAGATTCCTACTACAAGACTTTTGATTTTAGGATGAGTAACACAATAATCGGATATCCATTTTACGATCCGATCTTCCAACTCATCATAATCTTTGATACGATTCATGATTCCTTTACCTTAGCGAGAATTACAGTATTTTCGTAATCTTTATTTGTGGTGAACTCAAAACGCTCACTCATTCTTTCGGTAAACTTATTATAGTAGAAATCATTAAAGTTGACAAGATTGTAAATGATATAAGCATACTTAGCATCGGATACCAAATTATCATAGTACTTTACTTGAGTATCGTAATCACACTCAGAAAGAGCATAGTTACTAATAAACAGATCAACATCTTTAACTTCTTCTACATTATCACAACTAACAAACTTGCACTTTGCATGAAGTTCTGGAAAGTTTTTAAGATACTTTTCCTGAACCGCAACAGCTTCTGGAAGATCAACAAGGATATACTCGTCAAAATCACATACAACACTCAGAGTCTTACAGAGACCACCATATCCACCACCAACTTCTACTACACGACTGATGGGTGCATCACCGAGAAGAGTCGCCATCTCAAATACATTCTTGATGTATCGGATTGTAGTGGGAGAAATTTTACCCGTTTCTGGATAAGAAAATCTATCGGGAGTACCAATAGTATCATTCTCTTTGAATCCTTCTAGATTTTCTAAAAGTGCATCTCCAGCCATTTCCATGGCAACTTGAAGATACTCTGCACCTTGTCTTGGAGTTACATGTTCAAGAATATTTTTATATCCTTGAATTGATTTAAACTTTGCAAAGATCTCATCATCTGCAACTGCACTACGACAGGTCTCCAGATAATCAACTGCAATCTGCTCTTCGGCTTCCCAGCCCTTATAAGTACTCATTTCCAGTAATTCTCGTATAGGTAATCTTCTGCTACAGGCCAATCCATAGCTCGTTCAAAGTTATCCTTGATAGCATCAATTTTAGAATAATAAAGATCTTCTGTCAATGTAGAAATATCAAAGTCATCGTCCAAGAATATAATTCCATCCTCGTTGAAGTACTCTGTTACTCCTCTACAACCGTAGAAGATAGGGATAGTTCCAGTAGCAAAACAATCTGTTAGTTTCTCTGTAAAGTATGTATCATAGACGGCATTCTCTACGGCAATAGAGAACATGTAATCACGAAGTCCCTCTTCTTTACAGGAAATATCTTTAAATCCTCTACCGTAAAGATCTACAGAGTCTTTAAACTTATTCACAAACTCAAGTCTCTTCCGATGGCCAGGAACATATGATTTATTTGAAGAAATCATTGATACAAGTTTTGTTTTTTCAAAAATCTGTCGATCTTCTACCCAAGGAGCTGCATTACTAATTGCATACTTAAAATTTCCTCCAGTAAAATTACATAAACTTTTAGAACAAGTAAAAATAGCTTCAGTTCTATATGATAGAAAAGGATAATTTGTAACTACAAAATCCCAAGTCCTATTAATAACATCTTTTGATTCTAATAACCAAATATATTTTGGAACTTTACGGACATCTTCCATCACTTTTGAAATAGAATTATTCACATATAACTCTATTTCTCCAGATCCATCACGAACCCATTCAACATGTTTTGCAACATTCTTATCAGAAGTAGAAGGAAGAAGAGAATCGTTGCAATGAAGATTTACTTTAAACTTGTTCATTCTTCATAGCCTCAAATACTTTTGCGATGCCCTGTGCGATGGTAGTTTTTGGAGTCCACCACTTCATCAGATAAGTGTCTGGCCTATTCCTCTTATCAAGTTGAATACTATCTTTTTCAGTTGATGGTTGCACCTTAACATCATACTTACCCATCAGATTGAATTGACCACAAATCATGCTCGCAATGTCAATGACCTTTGTAGAGTGGAAACTGGTGATGTGAAGATTGTCTTCAGAAGTAAAGTCATTGTAGTTTTCCATGATTGTTTCAAGCGCTTCGCAACAGTCTTCTGCGTAAAGAAACTCTCGTTCTTCTTGGCCATCAGTAAGCATGTCAATAACGCCAGTCTCAAAACCTTTGCGGATGAAGTCCGTAATGACATGGGATTTTTCGTGATCTTTTTCAATTCCATAAACATTCCAAAACTTAACGATCAATCCATTCAATGACTTAGTATAAAGTTCACCAACATTTTTGAGAACACCGTATGGTGAATAACTCATATTACTCATCTGAGATGATGCGAAAATGAACCTCTTATTATACTTCTTAAGAAGTCCAAATGCATTCACCATCAGACGACCATTGTTATCAATGAATTGGAAAGTATGTTGATACTTCTTGAGATAACGAGATCCACCTACATCAAATGCAAGGAAGAATACAAAATCAGAATCTGCAATTCTTTCTTCCAGAAGAGGATTGGGAATGAGGGTCATATCCTCATGAGGATTGTTTACTACATCAAATTCGTAAACATAATGACCCTTTTCACGCAGGTAATCTGTAAGATAGGCACCGATCTGCCCACTGGAACCTAGTACTGTAATTTTCATCAGACAATAGTAATTTCGTGTGCATTTCCAAAGTTGACGATACCAGTACCACTCATATGAGCAATCTCAGTAACATCAAACTTTTCTTCGGGAATCTCATCCCACATTAACTGAATATCAGGCCAACCAGGACCAATATCATCATGAATTAGGATACCTTTCCATCCTTTATCACGCAACCAATCCATCATGACTCGTTCTTGAGCTCCATCATGAGGATCTACATCAATCATGACGATAGGAATATTATCCCAATCAAGAGTTTCATCCTCCATGAAATTCATAATCTTCCAGGTAATGTTCTCCTTTTGAATAGAACTCGCACCTTGTTCTACTAGATCATAACTAATTACCTGATTAGTCGGATTATAAGAAAGAGCGAGAGCGGATCCACCAGTACGAGTACCAACATCCAAAATAGTGGCTTTATTAAAGAAGGTAGAAAGGTACGCATAAAGTCTATACTCGCTTTGACCTGCAGGAAGCCAGTCATTCTGATTGAGAGACATATCTCTCAGATGACTTACATCCAGATCCTTTACATGTTTTTTAATAATTTCAATTTTCATTATTCTTCTTAGCAATTTGTTCAGAGATCCATGCGTATGTTTTACGAATACCCTCTTCAAGAGTTTGTTGATAATCCCAACCGAGTTCTCTGCGGATTACATCATTGTTGGAATTACGACCACGAACACCCAAAGGAGCATCAAGTTTGTGTTGTCTTTTGACTTCTTTACCAGAAACTTTTGCAGCAGTTTCAACAAGTTGATTAATGGTTACCATCTCTTCAGAACCAATATTAACTGGTCCAATGAAATTAGAATCCATCAATCTTCTAGATGCTTCAATGCATTCATCAATGTACAAGAAGGAACGAGTTTGTAGGCCATCTCCCCACACCTCAATGGCTCCACCTTCCTCTGGGAGATAAGCGACTTTACGGCAGATTGCAGCTGGAGCTTTCTCTCTTCCACCGTCCCAGGTTCCTTCAGGGCCAAAGATGTTGTGATAACGAGTGACGCGAACAGGAATACCGTAGTTACGATGGTAAGCAAAATAGAGTCTCTCCGAAAACAGTTTTTCCCATCCATATTCTGAGTCTGGATTTGCAGGATAGGCAGATTCTTCACGGCAGTCAGGGTTATCTGGATCCAATTGATTGTGTTCTGGATACATGCAAGCAGATCCAGAATAGAAAATCTTAGTTGTATTTTTACCAGTCCGTTCGTTCATCTGACGCTGCATTTCAAGCACATTCAGATTAATCGTTACTGAATTGTGCATGATGTCTGCATCGTTCTCACCAGTGAAAACAAATCCTGCACCACCCATATCAGCAGCGAACTGATAAATCTCATCAAAAGATTGGATGTAACGATAAGGAACATGGTTATAAAAGTTACCACGATCCCCTTTGTACTCAAGCACACGACGAACAAACTCCACATCCCGAAGATCTCCCTGAATGAATTCATTAGCTTCAGTAGGAGAAAACTCTGGACGCTTAAGGTCTACACCGCGAACCCAGTATCCTTCGGATCGCAGTCTCTTAACCATATGACTTCCGATAAAGCCACCGGCACCAAGTACAAGTGCCTTCTTAATATATTGACTCATATTTTGATCAAAAATAATAATCTCTTTAGTATATATTATACTAAAAAAGGTGGGTTTATGCAACCCACCTTTGTAACTCAGGCTCGCCACCAATTTTGAGTACGAGAAAATTGGAAACTCGGCGGGAGTTATCCCATCCGCACCACTTATTTTTTTATGGGAAAATAAGAAACCAAATATTTGTACCAAACAATATCATAAAGATAGTAAAGTAAAAATAATCCAACATTCAAAATGATTGAAGTTGAAAGTCCTGTAAACAATGATGTAAACAAGATTGCGACTATTCTAAATCCTATTGCTTTATAAAATAACATAAGATACAAACAAAGGGGTCATTTGACTCCACCACTTGATTTTAAGAAACCAAGAAAAGTTGGGTTAACTTTGATATCTCGGTAATACCAAAGAAAGCACATAAGAATAGTACATCCCAAAGTTTGAGTTTGATGGCAAATGGTACTGTCAGTAATCCTCCAATACATTTAATTATCAAACCATTTTTAAAATCTCCCCATAACATAGTTTGATAACCAATTATGAGAAGAAGGTTCCCAAGATACCTTAGGATACTTGTTTTAGACATAAGGGGTTTGCTCCCGACCAGTGCTGTTATAGTCCATCCGTGACTATTTTTTTTTTATTTTTTAAATCCTGTTCCACTAGTATTAGGGAAAATTGGTGTTTGTGTAGTAAAATTAATGTTTAAAATAATCCTAAACGGACTTTCTTTTGGATGAGAAGAAGCGTGGAATTGATGGCCATTAAAAATTAAAATTTTATTTTTTTGTGGAGTAACTCTTTTTTGTATTGTATATTCTTTTCTATTTCTACCTAAATGCCATCTTTGTTCTACAGTTAGTCCGCAATTTGGATCATCATATTCATTAAACAAAAATGTATCTCCATCAGAATCATTTAAATAATAAATTGCTGAATAGTGATCATCTTGATAATCAGTATGAGGAGTATTATGCAACTCTGCATCTGGAGTTTTTGGATGTAGTGATAGTCTCAATCTAGTAAAATTACATTGAGTTTTTACAAGATCTTGAATGTCATCCAAAAGAGGAACAAATAAATTTAAATACTCTGTAGCTTGACCTTCTAGTAATAGACTATGAGTAAATCCAATTTTATTTTTGGTTGGATCTACAGGATTATCTCCATAAGTTACATCTACGGGATTAAAGTTCCAAGGAAATCCAGTTGGACCGGAAACTAATTTATACATTCTGTCAGAATAGCTTGTTCCGACAAAATCTTCAACAATAATTGAAGGGTGATTTTTACTTTTACTCATCTTTAATATAACAAGGAACTCTATCTGGATCTAACCATTTTGCATACTCAATATCTTCCATTGCAGTAGAACATTGTAGCACATTATCAAAAAGATAAATGTCATTCCATCGTTTAGTGTAATGATCTTTCTTTTGCATTCTATAATCGGGCATACCATTGAGTTCAATGATGCCCTTTTGAACAAACCTATACCCTTCTCGTTCAAGAAGAATTTTAGGGAGTGTTTCAATCACGATACGAGAACTCCTTCGGCTTCAAGATCATTATAGATATACTCCATAAGGATATCATAATCATCCAAAGGATCCCCCGAAAAGATCGCACCATTAGATTCATAAAACTTACGGACTTTCTTGAAAAGTTTCGGATTCTTTACATCAAGATAGGATTCTCCGTTCGCAGCAGACTTCAAAGTTTGAATGTCTTTTTTGAATTTAGCAGTGAGTGACATTTGATTGTTTTGTTTACCTTGATATTATAGGGTTTGAACTTGAAAAAGTCAAGAAGGACAATTTTGAAAGTGTCCATGCTCGATGAGGGGATCGAACCCACCTATATCCGATTATGAGTCGGGTGCTTTCACCAGATAGCTAATCGAGCAAATAAAACTGGAACAATTAAAAATAATTAAAGTTAATAACTACTCTACTTTTATCATTTGTACAAGTAGTTCCAGTATGCCTCATATAAGATGGAAATGTAATCATTCTGTTTTCCATAGATTCTACTTTCGTACCATCGTCAAACATTGTATATCCATCATTAGTATTGATGTAGTAAACTGAAGTAAATGAGTCATCATATGGAACATCCCGATGAAAAGTATGTGGAATAACTTTCTCGGTTCTTGTAGTGAGATTTGCTTTTATTTTTAAAATAGCTCTTATTTTTAATTTATTAATTATTGGAGTTATTAAATTAAATTTTTCAGAGACAATTTCACAATCTTTGTAAAACAAATGTATAAAATGATAGTTATCTAACTTATCGCATAACATTTTTTCTTCTGGATCATTGTAAATACCCACAGTTCCAAAATACCAAGGTATATCAAAAATACTATTTCTTAAAGTATTAAAATGATATGGTTCTATAAAATTATCAATTATTTGTATCATGAAGCTTCGTCGTGATTTGTATAGATGCGTATGAGTTCTTCATCCGCAGGAACCATTACACATGTATTTTTTCCGTCAGATATTCCTATATTCTCACCGTTCTCAACTCTCTCAATCATTTCTTCCCAGCGTTCTTGAAACTCTTGCACTGTGTAGATTTCCATAGTTTTTGTATTTATAAGTCGGGCATGAGGGATTTGAACCCCCGACATCCTGCTCCCAAAGCAGGCGCGCTACCAAACTGCGCTAATGCCCGATTACTAGTATATAGTACCACTAATGTTTCTTCTTGGCAAATGGTTCCCAGTGTTCCCATCCATACTTATGAATTGCCCAGATACCCATAATCGGCAAAACAATCAAAAGATAACCAATAATACCCAATGTATAGGGATTTTCAAGAACCCATCGTGCGAAGTGTCCCATCAGTAACCCCTCCAAGTCTTAAACTCATAATAAAAATATTGGTCTACTACCCTATCATCTAATGGGGCATTTTCAGTTCTATGAGCCCATACCTCACAAAATTCTACAATACGACGATCGTGTAATGAACTATGCCCCCACATTCTTACAAATGCTGATGCTGCAAAATGATACCGCTGTCTAATGTGCGGTTCCGTTTCCTTTATACTTTTCGGTATCATAATACCCTCCTTTTGTTCCGAAATAAAGAGTTGTTAATACGAAAGGAATTGAAACAAATAAAAGTGCTTTTGCCAATAACATCAGACCATCCCCATTGCTCTTGAAAGTTCAATATAATGATTCATTTCATCCACTGCGATATCAGCAATCTTTGTGTCTTCCTGATGATCCCAGAGATAGTTTAAATAGGTTTCTGTGGCGTGAAACTCAATACCTGCGTTCAGGTGATAAGCAGAGACAGGAGCAATAAAGTAATAACCCACCAGAATCCAATAATAGATGAGAACCAAGTGATAAGCAATAAAGCGGTCATACCAACGGTCGGCACCACCACGCCTTTCCATTTCGATGAGATGTTCGGTTTCATTGAGTGTCTGTGCGAAGTGTTCTTTCATTAAGTAGTAGTGTGATAAATCTCTCAGTCCTAATGATTCTTTGAGATGCAATACACTTACAAAAGCAAAGTATGGTGCTCTGGCGATTGTTTCCAGAACCCAGAATCTTTGTATGGGTAGGTCACGATACAGAAAGTCAATGATTGATATCGTGACTGTTAGGATTGTATCGTTGATTTTTTTCATAGAAATACACCTGGTTGGTAATCTACTAACTTTTGAATCTCATTCAAAAGTGTTCCATACTCTTTAAACTTTCTGTCTCCAGCAATATGGTGTCTTTGTCTTACCCATACTGCATCTGCAAGAAGACGCAATTCATACTCTGAAAAATCTTTGAATCGTTCCATTGATAACTCCTTATCTGACATGGTGGCCACCAAACATAAATCTCATACCATTCAGAATCTTGGCAGCGAAAGTGCCCAGATTGCGTGAATTAAATCTTTCATAAAGCGCAGTTGTGATGACAGGAGCGGGAACCCCCAGATCCACAGCGGCAGTAACCGTCCAGCGACCCTCACCACTATCGGATACGCCTCCAGAGAACTGTTTAAGTTCACTGTTGCCGCGTAACACATCAGCAGTAAGATCAAGTAACCAAGAACCAACAACGCTACCACGACGCCATAACTCAGCCACCTCAGCAACATCAATGTCATAACAATAGGATTCTGGATCTGCCATAGGGGCAACCTCTGCATCTCCTTCTCTGACATACTTTGCACCCGCATTGGCATTCTTAATGATGTTAAATCCTTCTGCATAAGCCTGCATGATTCCATACTCAATTCCATTATGAACCATTTTAACGAAATGTCCTGCACCTGGACCACCACAATGCAACCAACCAAACTCAGCAGAGGTTACATCCGAGTTAAATTGAGTCCTGGGGGCAGCGTTAATTCCTGGGGCGAGGGCATCAAAAATGCGCGAACAAGTGGAGACCGCAGTATTTCCCCCACCAACCATAAGACAGTATCCACGATCCAGACCATAAACGCCACCGCTAGTACCGCAATCAATATATTGGATACCAAGTTTTGCCAGGCGTTCTGATCTTTTCCGACTGTCTTTAAAATTGCTATTGCCATGATCAATAATAATATCTCCTTCACCACAATATCGTAGTAACTCATTGATCGTCTCCTCTACTGTTTCTGCAGGCACAACCATCTGGAAAATTCCTGGTTGAGTACCACCATTATTTTTTTGTTTAACTACTTGAACAAGGCCTTGTATAGAAGTTGTAACACCATTGACATATCCGTTTTCGTATGCTTCCTGAGCCTTTTCATAGTTTCTCCTATAACCCCAAACTTCTATTCCGGCTTTCATCATGCGACGGGACATTCCTTCTCCCATCCTTCCTAGTCCGATTAATCCTACTTTCATATAACTCCTGGATATGCGTGTGTAAGTCCCCAATAAATGAATAATATAATTGATCCAAATACACAAATAGTAGAAAAAGTTAATCTAGTCATTATCCTCCTCCACTCCTGAATCCAACTATATATCCGATAATTAGTCCACACATGAATGCTATTAAAAGATAGAGTTCTCTTGAAACAATATTAATAAACTCTACCCATTCCATATTCGTCATCGTCTTCATATCTTGATGGTTCTTCAAAAAGTTCGTTCATTTTTTGTTGAAAAACTCTTTCTTGTAATTCTTTTAAGTCTTCTTCTGTTAGAACAATCATTTGTCTTTGAGTAGTTCTTCTATCCGTTTACGCATATTGGTACTATCTTGTTTAAGATAATCCCGTAGAGAATAGCCTCGTTGTCCTCGCATGATACATGTGCCTTGATAAAACATCGTGGCTGCAAATACTAAAAGGAAAACAATTCCGATTATTTCAGGGTAATGTTTAGCCATGGTAGTACTGGTGGAATAACTCCGATAAGTCTTAGCAGTCCTTCAGCAAATAAAGCAAGAACCACCCAACCAACACACATAGAAATAATGGAAGCATTCCTATTGTGCCTTCGTATAGCAGCATCAATCATCTCCTGCACTTCTGCACGACTTACAAGTTCATCGTGTTCTCTATCCATTTTTGATCTCCCTTAGATAACAGCGATACATTTCCAAAGTTTGATTGTCACATTCATTTTTATCTGAAGGGGGATTCCATCCCTGACTCAAAGTAAAATCACAAAACTCATAAACATCCTGAGTAATTACGATTCCAACTCTAACTAAAGAACTCAGAAGATAAGCCCTCTTTTGAAAGCATTCATCTTTAAATCTCCAATCATGAGTTGTAGTCATCCTTATCTCCAAGAAACTTTGCTAGAGGATCTCTTCGTGTTTTGACGATCTCACATGCTCTTTTATAAAACATATTATCTGTATTACCAGAGGCTTCAAAAGTATCCTTGATCTTAACCCAATTACTATAGGTGTGATCGTCCATAGTGTTATTGAATTGTACATAATTATATACTAATCACGGAAGCCTAAAGGGCAACCTTATGTGTTCAACTCGTAACACTCATTAAGCAATAATTAAATTTGTTATAATTCTAAACGGAGAGAGTGGGATTTGAACCCACGGTGCTGTTAACACGCTTGTTTTCAAGACAAGTTCCTTAAGCCACTCGGACACCTCTCCAACGGAAGATGTTGGGATCGAACCAACGGAGGTTTTACCCTCACGGTTTAGCAAACCGCTGCATTAACCACTCTGCCAATCTTCCTATCGGACTTCAAAATCCAGTTTACGAACTTTGCGAGCTCGTCTGGACTCTTGGAAAGCAAGTTCAGATGGACTGAATAGACTATCTTTCTTATTTTCCTTTATTGAGTTTAACATAACAACTTGATTTAGGTCAACAGCAGTGATGGTGTCTCCCTTTACAAGTGTCATATTATCACATCCACAACATACTGATTTTGTTGGATGCGACTCCAACTCGGTGTTACACACCTTACATCTTACTTTTAACATTGGTCAATACCTTAACTAATTATTCTTCAGTTGTTTCTTCCGTAGTTTCTACCTCAGTTTCTTCCGTAGTTTCTAGTTCTTCTTGAACCTTCTTTGTTGATTTATCTGAGAATGATCTTAACATCCATACAAATTTACCATGAGATTCCATTAAATCTTGGGCCAAATTTGCAGTTGCATAAGACTTTTGCGATTCTGCTTCTTCTGAAACTTTTGTAAGCATTTCACAAAGATCTTGATTTGACTTTAACAAATCAGAAATCATTCCTTCTGCATCTACCGAACTGGAAGCCTCTTTGACTCCAGATACCTCAAGAACTCTTTTTAGACTGCTGAGTGGTTTTACATTTAAGTATCTCATATGTTCGGAGAGTCTGTCAATCTCCTCAAACATAGTCTCGTATTGTCCACCAAAAAGGGTATGAAGTTGTTGGAAATCTTGTCCTACAACATTCCAATGATAAACCCAAGTCTTATGGAACAAGACGAAAAGAGATGCCTGTGCATCACTCAGTAGCTTAAAAAGTGTTTCCATTATACAGATACTTTTTCAAGTATTTATAAGTGGGAAATGTCGGACTCGAACCAACGACTTACTGCTTGTAAGGCAGCCACTCTACCGCTGAGTTAATCTCCCTCACTCATGTTTAAATTTTTCCAACTTAATCCAATTAAGAAGTGCATTGAGTTCCATTCTTTTTTCTTCAGTAAAGTCGTTACCCTTACTGAATAGATAAAAATCTAGAGCTTCAATTGTAACTTCTCGGTCTCGTTGTGAAATTAAAGACATGATACCTCATTTTTGAAGAGGAAGCGGGTAACCAGGATCGAACTGGTGATTCCAACTTGGAAGGATGGCGTGTTACCTCTACACCATACCCGCTTATGAGACAATTATAACTTATGTAGTTTTAATTGTCAAGTGTCGCTGAAGGGACTTGAACCCCCACGAATTACTTCACTGGAACCTAAACCCAGCGCGTCTACCAATTCCGCCACAGCGACGGACTCCCCCACCTGGGCACGATCCAGGAACCCTTTGATTAACAGTCAAATGCTCTGCCAATTGAGCTATAGGGGAATATAAATTTGGAGATAAATCTCCAAGCACCCCTGGTAGGATTTGCACCCACGACCAACGGCTTAGAAGGCCGATGCTCTATCTACTGAGCTACAGGGGCATAAGATCATACTAAATTATGATCATATTCCCAATGACAATTTGGACATAATGCCATTAGGTTTTCTTTGGAGTTGATTGCACTAATTAATGTGTTACCCTCAAAAGTTGAAATTCCTTTTTTATGAGCAATTTCAACATGTTTATCATACCCGCATCTTTCGCAAGTGTCAAGTCCAAGTTTTTTGGCGACAGATCTTGCTCTTGTCCTAATTAAAGCATATGCAGAAGATCTATGATGTTTGTCATAAATTGCTTCAGAAAGAGTCATGTCTTTCACTTCTTTGGTTTTTATCCATTGAAAATAATGTTCTTTACATCTTGCTCTTTTTGCATTAATTGGTTTTCCACAATCAATACATTTGTGTTCTGGACTGCGTTTGGGTCGAACTCTATTGTTATATGAGGCAGAACAACTTCTACTACAAAATTTAGTTTTAGTTAAATTACCACATTCTAAACAAGAATTCATATTGGAACCTATGACTAATATTATTTATACTAGCAATAAGTTCCAATGGGAAATACTGAACTTGAATCAGTGACCTCACCCTTATCAGGGGTGCGCTCTAACCAACTGAGCTAATTTCCCTCATGGGATATCTCGGATTTGAACCGAGGACTAACCGGTTAAAAGCCGGATACTCTACCGCTGAGTTAATATCCCAGAGGTGGGCAGGACTGGATTTGAACCAGTGAAGGCAGAGCCGTCTGATTTACAGTCAGATTCCTTTAACCACTCGGAAACCTACCCAAGGCGGAGAGAGTGGGATTTGAACCCACGGTGAGGTTACCCCCACACAGACTTTCCAGGTCTGCTCCTTAAGCCACTCGGACACCTCTCCATATTTAGAGTATAGAGTGGGGGAGGAGTATTGTCAACCCCTCCCTCCTATTCTATTGTATCAAACCTCTACCGTGATCAGTCGGTTGGCATAGTCATGTGCATAAGATGTACGGGCACCATGATGCCCCCAACCAATCCAACTATACGCATAGTCCATGTAACGATTAATTGATTTACCAGGAATTTTCATCCTGTCCTCAATTCGTTGCCATTGAACCTCAGTCGTTAGATAACGAAGTTGCGTGTGAAGATCTGATGGAGAACCACCAATCTTTTTAGCAAAATCACCCAATCCATAATATCTGTTGGCAGATGTCCATTGAATCAGTCCGTAACCGCCGTAGCAACTACGCCAACTGGTTCTACTACCACCTTCACAAACATTAGGCACGAAAGTAGATTCCTGTCTAATGTTGCCCATGATGGTAGCAAGGGCGTTTCTGTCTTTAATACCACGATCCTGGAAGTATGCCAGGGTAGCATTCTCATGTTCATTACACCCTTTACAAATAAGCCTTTTCTCTTTTGGCTTTGGTAATGCAACCTCGCGGATTGCTGTCTTCTGACCATCAACAAGATCAAATTCCTTAATAACGGAAAAGGGCGCTTGTCCTGGAACAGGAGGCGGCGGCCCTTGCATCTTGTAACTCTGGAATGGCAGTGTTGCCGTTGTGGTTGTAACCGTTGCCAGAAGGGGCAGGGCTACTGTAAAGAAATTTTGCATTAACTCCGATTGAACTCTACATCCGTATAGAAAGGGGGTACACCCTTTTCTCAAAGGGCACTTTCCACGGCTCTAATTGTCACATCACTTTCTCATAATGAGAAACCCGACACTTTTGGTATCGGGTTGTAACATAATATCACATATTTAGTTGTTTGTCAATTATTCAGGATTCTGATGCTAACATTGTTTCACGAAACTCTTCATAAACCGCACAGGCATTAAGATAATCACCCATCTCTGCGAGATAATGAAGACGATCAATAATACTATCTTTAAGGTTTTCCTCTTGATCAATCATTTGATGTTCCATGAAAGTAGTCCTTCCTGTAGTAACGACCGAGTACATTGCTATTGTAGTACTTCGGTTCCCCAGTGTCAAGGGTTTCTATCAAAACATTATTTAAGAACAATTGTCTGGTTTCTTCGTAGTTACATTGTCCTTTTGTTTTATGGAGGCTAAGTATTGTTCTGTCGCAGGATGTTTTTCCCCAAATGTTAATATCGGCTTTGAGTTCAGGACAGGAGCCGTAATACTTTTTCCAATCGGACTCCGACTTAGCTTTTCTAGATTTTCCTCTTGGTGTGCGGAAAGACCAGAAATACTTTCTACCAATATAACTACGACCAGTTTTACGGCAGTGAATATGATATACAAAACCAAAATGATCTTGAATATGATCAGACTCAAATATTTCCCCGTTGTAGAGCCAAGGGTTTTCATAACTCATAAAGCTCTTAGAATTATATGAGCCTTATTTATCCTTTGAACCCGGACAGAGTTATTATAGTCATAAAAAAG